CTGGAGTAACTACTGGAGATTCAGTGTGAGTAGTATCTTCGCCAGTAGCTGGAGATTCAGTGTGAGTTTCTTCACTAGTAGCAGGAGCTGGAGTTACTTCAGTATTAACTGGTGCATCATTATGAGTATCTTCACTTGCTACTGGTTGCTCTGTATGAGTTTCTTCACCTGGAGTAACTACTGGAGATTCAGTATGTGTATCTTCACCAGTAGCAGGTTGCTCAGTGTGAGTTTCTTCACCTGGAGTTACAACTGGAGCAACTGGTTGAGTTTCAGTATGAGTTTCAGTATTAACTGGGGATTCAGTGTGAGTATCTTCACCTGGAGTTACCACTGGGGATTCATTATTAGTACTTTCACCAGTAGCAGGAGCTGGAGTTACTTCGTTATTAACTGGAGATTCAGTATGAGTTTCTTCGCCAGGAGTTACCACTGGAGCAGCCGGTTGTTCAGTATGTGTATCTTCACCTGTAGTTGGGGATTCAGTGTGAGTAGCTTCACCAGGAGTTACTACTGGGGATTCAGTATTAGTTTCTTCACCAGTAGCTGGTTGCTCAGTGTGTGTTTCTTCACCTGGTGTTACTACTGGAGATTCTGTGTGAGTATCTTCACCAGTAGCTGGAGCTGGAGTCACTTCACCAGTAGTTGGTTGCTCTGTATGTGTTTCTTCTCCTGGAGTTACCACTGGGGATTCAGTATGAGTTTCTTCGCCAGGAGTTACCACTGGAGCAGCTGGTTGTTCAGTGT